GTTCATTTTAGATGCTACTACTTACGACCCTTATACGGGAGAGCGTAGCGAGTATGAGAATGTTATTCCCTTAGAGTTTTCAGGCGATAAGTGTGCAGAACTTGACCGCTTTAATCAGGGTGATGTTGTTACTGTATCGTTTGTCTTACAAGGGCGTTCTTGGACGAATCAAGACGGAGAACTCAAACGTATGGCATCTATTCGGTGCTACAAAATAGATGCGCGTGGTGGTGTATCGCAATCCCAACAAACAACATCGGTACAACAGCCAGCGCCACAGTCGACCTATCAGCAACAGCCACAGAATTTCCCGCCTCCGGTTGATGTTAATGGCAATGTAAAGGACGATTTGCCTTTTTAGCGTATGTTGTTCGACTTGAAGAATGAATTTCAAATACCCAAGTTCAAGGAGTATGTAAACAAGCTGTTTAGTGAACGTGCGGTGGTGGAAGTGAAAAAGAAACTACCTAACCGCACGCTTGCTCAAAACAGCTACTTGCATCTTCTTTTAGGGTATTTCGGTAGTGAGTACGGTTGCAGTCTCGACGAAGCAAAAATTGATTTTTATAAGAGGACTTGCAACCGTGATTTGTTTGAACGTAAGACGGTCAACAAGAAAGGCAATGAAGTAACTTATTTGCGCAGTTCTGCCGAGCTGACAACAGGTGAAATGACTTTGAGTATTGACCGTTTCCGAAACTGGAGCGCATCTGTGGCAGGTATCTATTTGCCTGCCGCTAACGAACAACAGATGCTTATCTACGCACAACAAGAAATTGAACGTAATAATGAATTTATTTAAAAATTGAGATTATGAAGAAAAGAAAATTTCCCCAAGATGTAGCAAGATTCTTTCATCCTGAAAAATCAATCAACCCTAAATCCAGCGGTATTCACCAAATAGAGAAAGCCTCTCAAAGAAGCTATATTCCAGTTTATAATACTATGGGTACTGCAAGAAAGGTTTACAATGAGTTTGGCAAAATAAGTTATAGATAATATGGACAAATTTTTAGGACAAGACATTCCTGAACAGGAACGATGGCAGTTTCTTCAGGACAATGCCGATGCAGTGGAGAAAATCGGTTATACTCACCGATTCACACCCGAAGAATTGGCGCAAAAGAAAGAAACATTAGCTGAAGTATCAATCACCATCAATGATATTTAGATAGAAAAGAAAGAGGCTATGGACGAGTTCAAAGAACGTCTGAAACCTTTGAACGAAGAAAAGCAGGAACTTTTGGACCACATTAAGAGAGGTTCTGAGTTTGTAGAAAATGAAGAATGTGCCAAAATCCTCTATCACGAGGAAAAGATGGCAGGATTCTACAACAAGCTGGGCGAACTGGTTTATAGCCGTCCCATTATGCCACAGGAGATGCAAAAGACAGTATTCAGTATTAACCGTAAAGCAGGAACAGAATCATGAGCGAAAACAAAATCAACTTGGTTGTGCCTAAAGATTACAACGGCAAACCTATTGAAGTAGTATTAAGAGAAGGCGAAGCACCGGTAGCACTTGACCCGAAAGAACCGGAGCTAGTAGTTATCAGTGGAACGATAGATGCACCTCTCAGATGGTTGGAAAAGCGTGTCGAACTGATTAATCAGAAATCGACCAATATCATCGTAAACCGTGATAAGATGGGGTTGGCATTAACTATTGATGAAACCAACTACTATCAGACTGGAATCAGTGGTATTTTACAGGCTTCAAAAGAAATGCAGGAATTTGGCATTAACACGGATAAGAAATGGGAACCTGTCAAGCTATCCCAGTTCTTCAAGATGCACCGTGCTTTCTTCAAGGATAAATCAGAAAACATGATGCTGGTTTCCACTTTGAAGAATTTCAAAGCAAAGGTTAACCAAGACATCGAGCGCAGCAAAGAGGAAAACGGCAGCAAGACGGATAATTATTCTCAGGTGGTTGATTCTAATCTTCCGAAATCCTTCAAACTGAATATTCCTCTTTTCAAAGGCTTTGCTTGTGAGGAAATCGAAGTTGAAATTTATGCTGATGTAGATGGTCGTGATGTTTCACTTTCTTTGGTTTCTGCTGGTGCGAATGAAACCATTGAGGAATACAAAAACAAGGTGATTGACGAACAGATTGAAGCAATCAAAGGTGTTGCACCTGACATCGTAATCATCGAAGTATAATTGACAGCCCGGAAAGACGGGCATCTGGTATCGTGGCGGAATTGGTAGACGCACGACGAGTACTGGAGCTTTACCCAGCCGGAAGGGTTACTCAAAGCAGAAAGCTCATGCAGGTTCGAATCCTGCCGATACCACCACATAACAAGAGGATGCTTAATGATAAAAACATCCTCTTATTTACTAATAGTTACTTTTCATATTTCTATGACACCAACAACTTCATAATTCCCATTTAATCCATGATTTGTCATATAAGTTCTGATTTCAGTTCTATATGCTACTTCAAAATTATACTGTGATAAATTGGCACTTATCGCCTTTGTAAAGGAATACTCATTACCATGATGAGTGAAAATAATACGATAGTTCTTCATATAAATATGATTTTAGAGTGAATACAAATATTACACCCGCAAATATATAAAATAATGCCATACTACATAAAACGAAAACCAAAGAAGAAAGAAAAACCTATGCCTTTATTTGATAAAGCAGGGATAACAGTAAAGAAGAAGCCGGATTTGAAAGCTAAGCTCGACAAGGAGTTTTCCCTTTTTATCCGGCTTCGTGATTGTATGCCAAACGGATTCTTCCGATGTATATCATGTGGACAGATAAAACCATTCGTGCAAGCCGACTGCGGGCACTATTTCAGTCGTACACATTTGGCAACACGGTTTGATGAGAATAATTGCCATGCCGAATGCCGGCACTGCAACAGGTTCAAAGCCGACCATTTGGAAGGCTATCGGGTGAATCTAATTGCTAAAATCGGTCAACAGAAATTTGACTTGCTGAAAGTGAAAGCTGCCGGCACTTCCAAAATGACTGATTTTGAGTACGAACAGCTAATCAAGTATTACAAAACACTTAATAAAAAGTTACGAAAGGAGAAAGGGCTATGAGTTATGTATTACGAGATTACCAACAGAAAGCCTCTGATGCTGCCGTTTCTTTCTTCAATAACAAGGCGAAGAAAACAAATGCCATTATGGTGTTACCTACGGGCAGCGGAAAGTCGCTTATTATAGCGGATATAGCCGCAAGGCTTGACGGACATACCTTGGTGTTCCAGCCAAGCAAAGAGATATTGGAGCAAAATTTTAAGAAGCTCTGTTCATACGGTATTCTTGATTGCAGTATCTATTCGGCTTCCTTTAATTCAAAGGAGATAAGCCGGATAACATTTGCCACCATCGGCAGTGTGAAGAATCATCCCGAACTGTTTACCCACTTCAAGAACATCATTGTGGATGAATGTCATCTTGTAAACCCCAAAGAGGGAATGTACAAGGATTTTTTTGATGCAGTGAAGTGTAAGGTTCTTGGACTGACAGCAACGCCATACCGTTTAAGCTCCAGTCGTGATTTCGGTTCCATGCTGAAATTTATCACTCGGACAAAACCTCATGTCTTTTCAGAGGTCATTTATCATGTACAGGTATCAACCCTATTAGATATGGGCTACTTGGCGAAGTTGGATTACTATTCAATGAATCCTTCAGGGTGGAATGAACTTAACTTGAAAGTAAATACTACTGGTGCCGACTATACGGATAGGTCAGTTCAAAAAGAATATGAACGGATAGACTTCTACGGTTATCTCGTTCATATCGTCCAAAGGCTGATGAATCCCAAAGCCGGAGGAAAACGGAAGGGTATTTTGGTCTTTACCCGTTTTTTGAAAGAAGCGGAACGGTTAACGATGTCAATACCCGGTTGCGCTATCGTTTCAGGTGATACTCCTAAGAAAGAACGTGAACATATTCTTGAGGCGTTCAAAGCTGGTGAAATTCCGGTAGTAGCTAATGTGGGTGTACTTACGACTGGCTTTGACTATCCGGAACTTGATACGGTCGTTATGGCACGTCCTACAATGTCACTTGCCATGTGGTATCAGATAGTCGGTCGTGCCATCCGCCCGCATCCTTCTAAAGAATGTGGATGGATTGTGGATTTATGCGGTAACATCAAACGTTTCGGAGAGGTGTCGGATTTACGATTGTTTGATAGCGGTAATGGTAAGTGGGCTGTATTTTCTAACGGAAGGCAATTAACTAACGTGAGATTCTAAGACTATGGACGAAGGATTTTTGAGGCTAAGCCGCAGGTTTTTCTCGAATGAAATGTGGAATGAAGCCCGTACTTTTAGCAGTTGCGAAGCGTGGTTAGACTTAATTCAGTCTGCACGATTTGAGGCAACGCCCCGAAAGGAGAGTATCGGAGGTCGAGAAATCTCTTATTCAAGAGGTCAATATCCTGCATCCATAAGATTTCTGTCACAGCGTTGGAAATGGTCTGAAAAGAAGGTGCGTTCCTTTCTTGTGCATCTTAGAAAGAAAGGTATGATAACTGTTGAGTGCAATCAAGGAATGAACCTTATAACCTTATGTAAATATGAAGAATATAATCCAATGGGCACAACCAAGGGCACAAGTAAGGACACAGGTATTGAAAAGGAAATCAATGAATTAAGACACGAATGGGCACAACTAAGGGCACAACTTGGGGCACAGCCCATGAACAGCAATCTACCGCAATCCGAACTTTTACAAAAATCAGGGCACACAGAGGGCACAAATACAAAGAAAGAAGAAAGAGAGTATATAGATATATCTCTACATCAAAAGAAAGAAAATACTCCTGACGGAGTATCAAAGAAAGCCAAGCTTTCTTCGCCCTCCCCCTCTGAAAAGATTGATTACAGCGGATTGATGGAATACTATAATACCACATTCAAAGACAGACTCCAGCAGATAAGATCAATGACTGATGTGAGAAAAAAGGCTGTAAAAGCCCGGATAGCCCAATATGGGAAAGAGTCAGTGAGGAGTGTTTTCAATCTCATTCTTCAATCCCCGTTCTTACTTGGAGCTAATGACCGCAATTGGAAATGCGACTTTGATTGGATTTTCAAACAAGCAAACTTTACTAAAATATTGGAAGGAAACTATAATGGGACAAGACTTAGTAAAAATCAACAGGATAGCGAGCAGCGAAAACGTGATTCAGTTCTTGCAGTCGCTACAACCGTTAGAGAAGCTGCCGCAAAAAAGAGAAAGGAACTTGAAGCAGAGGGCGTTATTGAATAAATATCCCGATCCTGCACAATTCATTCTTGATTACAACCCTGATTTGCAGTTCAAACTTGTCAGATGTAATGCAACCCATTCAGAACTGGCGTTGAATGACAGCATTCCGAGTTTAGGGCTATTGTCTTCTACTTATGGGGATGAAACACCGATAGAATGGCTAAAGATACAATTTGGCTCATTGAATGACTTTGCAGAAGTTTCAACCAAGATAGCGAAAGAGCAACTTTCTGAACTATCGGAGATATTCCTTTCGGAGTATTATTATATAAATGCCGCTGAAATCTGTTTTTTCATAGCACGGTTTAAGTCAGGGAAGTATGGGCGGTTCTACGGTTCAATAGATCCATTGAAAATAACAAGTGCGATGCTGGACTACGTTTCTGAACGTCGGAAAGATATTGAACGGAAAGAGCGTGAACGATACAGAAACCAACGTGAAAAAGAGATAGAGGAGCGTGGAGATAACAGAATCTCTTATGCTGAGTACATTGAAATCAAGCACCGTGCTGATGCAGGAGATGAGGAAGCTAGAAAAATGCTGATATCACCATGAGAATAACCGTTTACTGGGTAACAAGAAATCCGGATGTTATCGTAAGAATCCGGAAAAAGTTCAATATCCCAAGTTATACTTCCGTGAACTACGAAACAGAATGTGAAATCAAGAATGAAGACTTTCCACTGTTAGAAGAAACAGAACGAAGGGGATTCATTCGAATTAGAAATAAGAATACACGATTATGCAAGGAACAGACAAACTGAATACGATAACCAACATCGTATTTGTCCTCACGGACGTTTTAGAAACCAACCTTCTAGAAATGCAGCAGCAATACAAGAAGGAAGGCTTTGAATTGCGGCACGATTCAAAAAGAAACTTCAACACAGCCATAGCCGCGATAAAGAGATTGAAAAGTGATGTGAATCATTGCAGCGAATCCACTCAGGAAAACTTCGGCAATGATTCTGACATGGTGAACGCCATGTTGCTCACACTGATTGACAGATGCGGTGATGATGACAACCTCGCTTATAAGATGTACGAATACATTAAATCTTTCCCGTCCAAACTGAATCTAGACTTGGATTTGGATAATGCGTTCAGCCACCTGTTTAAAAAGGAGAAGTTATGAAATCGCAGAAAAATATCTTAAAATCCATTGAAGGTCTGTCCGATATAGAACTATTTGTTATTGATCTCTTTTGTGGCGCCGGCGGTTTGTCCGAAGGTGTGGAAGAAGCACGATTGGATGGAAATAGATGTGGAAAGGTTGTTTGCTGTGTGAACCATGACAAGAATGCCATCCTTTCACATGATGCCAATATCCCTGATGCACTTCACTTTATTGAGGATATCCGTACACTGGAACTTTCCCCGATAAGCACTATTGTAGAACGTATCCGTCAGCTATACCCTGATGCCATGATAATGCTTCATGCTTCTTTGGAGTGTACCAACTTCTCGAAAGCCAAAGGCGGTCAGCCGAGAGATGCCGACAGCCGAACGTTGGCAGAACATCTCTTCCGTTATATTGATGTTATAGACCCTGACTACATTCAGATTGAAAATGTAGAAGAGTTTATGTCATGGGGAGATATGGATGAGAATGGGAAACCTATCAGCATGGACAAAGGCCGGCTTTATCAAAAGTGGGTGCGCAATGTCAAGAAGTACGGTTACAACTTTGAGCACCGCATCTTAAATGCTGCCGACTTCGGTGCCTACACCACAAGAAAACGCTTCTTCGGCATCTTTGCTAAAAAGAACTTGCCGATAGTATTCCCTGAACCGACCCACTGTAAAGGTGGTAGGCAAGATATGTTCTCGCGGCTGGAGAAGTGGAAGCCGGTAAAAGATGTGCTTGATTTCTCTGATGAAGGAACTACCATCTTCAGGGAAAAGCCTCTTGCAGAGAAAACGCTTGAACGTATCTATGCTGGACTTATCAAGTTTGTAGCCGGAGGAAAGGATGCTTTCCTTTCCCGTTACAATACGGTTCGCCCTCAAGACACATGCAAATCAGTTGATGAACCATGCGGAGTGTTGACTACTGAAAACCGCTTTGCAAAGGTACAGGTAAGTTTCCTCTCCAAACAGTTCAGCGGACATCCCGAAAGCAAGAATGTGTCCGTAGAAGAACCGGCAGGTGCAATCACTTGTAAAG